TAGTAAAACTCATACTAAAGTTTTTGAAGGTGTGATTAAAGATAATGAAGATAAAGAAAATGTATTCAGTGTTTTTAATGGATACTTTTCAAATCCTTTATCAGTGGCAAATAAATTTAACAAAGTTTGTTTGTTGGATGATGGCCAAGCTGTTACTGGAAAAGATTTCCAACAGGCCATGAAGGAAGGCAAGGTAAGCTGCGGACACACTTCAATGAGTGTTGGCGATATAGTTTCTGTTGATGGAACTGCTTATCTTTGCCAGGACTTCGGATGGAAACAACTAACAAAGGAGGCTGCATAATTGACTAAAAAAATAGTCAAGCCAGAAGTTTTAAATTCTAGTATTGGAGGTGTACTCAAGTACACCTTTGATACTGATAAAGAATTAGAACAATTCTTTTTATCTGCACTGGCTAAATTTCAAAAAAATAATTTGAAAACAAAAGTAATTGGTAAATCAATTTATGTTTTCAAACAAATAGATAACCAAGAGGACACAAATGTTATTAACACCAGTAACTAAATTAAGTTACGATCAATTCATAGGTCGTAAGCTTTTCAAAAGAAGAAAACAATTAAAGTTAACCCAAATAAAAGTTGCAAAAATTATGGGCTTAACTTTTCAACAAGTACAGAAGTATGAAAAAGGAACTAATATTTTTTCAGCACCAAGGATTAGATCTTTATCTACTGCTTTAAGAATTCCAAAAAAAAATGTTGGCTTTTTAATTTGGAAGTACAATAAAAAAAATAAAGGGAGGCTGTAATGTCAAATAATCAAGATGCTTTAAAAGTTAAATTAAAAATGAAAAAAATTTTAGTTAATGCAGGTTACAAAGATTATTGGGAGAATGAAAAATTTGTTAATAATCTTTGCAGCAAAAATTTTATAGAATTTTTTTTCGGAGATAATTTAGATTATGTTTATCAATCAATGGGCCAACTAGGCTGTTTTAAAAATTTAAACAAGGAGGGTAAATGAATAAGTTTGTTGCTTATTTAAGAACGAGTACGAAGAAGCAGCTCCTGGGTATTGCTGCTCAACAAGATAAGATCCAGGATTTTATTTCTAAAAGAAATGGAGCTGTCTTGCTTAATACTTTTACTGAACAGGAAAGTGGATTGAATAATAATAGGAAACAACTCCAGGCTGCTATCCAATTTGCAAAAGATAATGATGCTAGATTATTAATTGCTACTATGGATAGGTTAACAAGGAAGGCAAGCTTCTTCCTACAACTCCAGGAGGAAGGAGTTAAATTTACTATTTGTGATATGCCAGAGGCAGATGAAACTACTATTTCTATCCTGGCTGTGATTGCTCAAAGAGAAGTTAAGTTAATCAAGCAAAGAACTAAAAATGGTTTGGGCCAAATCAAAAAAAAATTATTACAAGATGGTCAATACAAAACCAAGGTATCCAATAGAGTAATTACTAAGCTTGGTAATACTACCAACTTGGCCCAGGCTGCAGCTCTAGCTGTCCAGGCTAAGAAGAAAGCTGCTGCAGAATTTGCAAAAAATATTTTGCCTGTTGTCCAGGAGATTAAGGACAAGGGCAGAGTTTATACCTACAGAGGTATAGCTGCTGCACTAAATGCCAGAGGAATTGTAACCAGATCCAATGGTAAATGGTATCCAAGCTCTGTCAGAAACTTAGAACTGTACCAGTAATAATCTTGTTTTGTACTATAAAATAACTTATAAGGAGAATTGTAATGAAAGTTACTGATGATTTAAAATATTTTACTTGTAGCAGATTACCGATTTTAATGGGAGCTGCACATCCTAAAGCTTTGTCTAAAAATGAATTGCTCCAGGAATTTATTGATAAAAAAAATGGAACCTGGGTAGAACCAGAGCAAAATAATTATTCAAAATATACAGATTACTTTGAACAAGCTATTCAAAAGATTGTCAAAGATGATTTCCCAACTTTAAAATTTAAGAAGGGAGCCAACGAGAAACCATACCTGGCAGTTAACTCTCCGCTTGGAGCAAGCATAGATGATTGGGCTGTAGCTAAAGATCCTATTCATGTAACAGATCCATTGGGCCAAACATTTACAATGGAAGGAGATATTCTAATTGAATATAAAACTACTTCAGTTGTTGAGGACAAGCTGCCATTATACAAAGGGCCAATCCAAGTACAGGGCCAGATGATTTGTTCTTTAACAAGTAAAGCTATTGTAGTTGTGTTTAATATTAGAACTTGGGAAGTACAGTACTGGCCCATCTTTGAACATAAAGAACTACAAGCAGCTATCCAGGAAGCTGTTAGAAAATTTTGGAATAAAAGGGAAAAGGAAGAATATTATGATCCAGAAAAACCGAATGATTATAATCTGATTTACCCAAATCCCATAGAAAAAATTAAAGATCTTTCTGGTAATAACTTTATTGGAGATGCAATCAATGCCTGGCATGAGGGTAATCAGTTAATTAAATCTGGTAAAGAAAAGATAGAACAATCCCAGGATACAATCAAACAAGCTTTGGGAGATTATGCTTTTGGGCAGTACAATAATTTTAAAATATCCTGGCCTGTAAGAAACTATAAAGCTAAGCCAGAAAAAATTGTACCTGCACAGGCTGCATATTCAAAAAGACAATCAACCATTTCTATTAAGGAGGAGTAATGAAAAAGAAAAAAGTAACTAAACTTTGGCAAGGCAAGTTTGTTTCTGTCAGAGATTATGAAGTTCAAGCTGCCATTAAAAAAGGTGGATTAGAAATAGCTCATAATGGAAAGATTATGCAGCTAAACAAAGATGAGCTGCTGCACCTGCAGCCAAGCTCTAAAGTATTTCAATCTAAATTTAAAGGATCCTACAGATTGATTGATATTTTATTTAAACCATTAACCGAGGATCCAAGACAAGGAAAATTAGTATGAATGATTTAGTAAAAAAAGATCCAATGAAATTTGCAGAGCAAATATCAAGATCCAATTTGGTACCCAAACAATTCCAAGGTAAGCCTGCAGATATTTATCTCGCTATGAGTTGGGGAGATGAGCTTGGTTTAACACCTATTCAATCCCTTCAAAATATTGCAGTGATAAATGGCAAGCCTAGTATCTATGGAGATACCATGATGGCTCTTTGTAGAAAGCATCCAGAGTTTGAGGACATAAAAGAAAGTATATCTGGAGAGGGATCTGCAAGAACTGCGGTGTGTGAGATTAAAAGAAAAGGTCAATCTTGGTACAAAACTCAATTCACTATGGCAGATGCAGCTAGAGCAGGCCTATTAAATAGGCAAGGGCCATGGCAATCTTATCCAGATCGTATGCTTAAGATGAGAGCCAGAGGATTTGCTTTACGAGATGTATTTGCAGATGCTCTTGGTGGTGTGATTACTGTAGAAGAAGCTAGTGATTATCCAAAGGAGCCTAAAGCTGTAGAAACAGTATTAGATAGGCTAGATACTATGGCAAAAACCGCCATAGAAGGCCCAGGATTAACGAAACAGGAGGTGGATAGTACTAACCCTAGCCAGGATACAGAGGTTAAAACTGATAGCTCTATTGCAGAGGAAATAGATATTCAACCAACAGTAGATAAATCTCCATGGGAGATGAGGAAACTTAAAGGGCCTGGCATATATTGTGAGGATCATAAATCTTTTGCTGAAGAATTCAGTAAGGCTATGAACAATATTAGAACTCATAAAAAATCTGATAACAAGGAGAAGCTTAAATTTTTAAGAAGTCTTTTCCAAATCAATGAGGATGTTATTAGAAATTTAGAAGAAGCAGATAGTGGATTACATACTTCCATTTACAATGAGTATCTAACTATTGCAGGAGATCTTAATGGATAAAAAAACTATTTGCTTAAGTTGTGATGGATCTGGATACATACATAAATCCATCTCCAATGTAACCCAGAAACAAATGAAGCTCTTTAAAAGTTTCAAAAAATTTTACAACGATAATGGGTATGCTCCTTCAGTGAGAACCCTAGCTGCTATTGAGATGGAAGCTCCAACATCTATCTACAATAAGATGATAGCTCTAGTTGAAAAAGGAATTCTTGGCAGAGAAAGTAATGGCAAACTCAAAGCTTGGAATAATTGGTACATTAAAAAAGATATAGAAAGGAGGTAAAAAAATTTTGAGCATACAATCAAAGGAACAGATTTCAAATACTAGATTAAAAATTAAAGATGATTTGAAATCTACCGAGAAAAGAATTGGATTTCTTGAGGAGCAAAAAAAGAAACTAGAAAATAAAAAAAGAGATCTTTCTTTTAACGATTTTATTTATGAAAATTTACTTATGAATTGGAAGTAACTTTTCTTTTGTAGGTTAATTCTTCAGCAGCTTCATCCATGCTGAACACAGGCTTAATAAACCTAATGGGATCCTCTTGCTTTGGATCTACCACAAAGGCCATGCTTTCAAAAATGTTATGCTCCCTTAATGATTTAGCTTCAGCATAATCATCCATCTCTTTATAACCTGCCACTCTAACTGCATGAGATATTCTTTGGCTCTCATGATTTTTAACTATCTGATAACCAGATACGTGCCTATGTCCTGCAACATAAATATCATCCACACCAAACCTAGCTGCCTTACTCATAGCATGACTTTCATTCCATTGTGAATGACCTGCATAATCATGCCTACAATTTATTTTAATTGTTTTTCCTCCTGGTATATGGAGCTGCAATCTAACACCATGATTTCTATACACTCCTGCCTGGGATCTAAAAATAAATTTATTAATATCTCCACCTTCAGTATTCCAAACA